TATTTATTTTCCTTTTTAATTAATTAATTAATTGTTATTTGTTCATTAATACCCAACCATAAGTTGATACAAACATTAATTCAAAAGCGGATCTATTTATAGCCACAGTTAAATTACTTGCATCTCCTTGGATAGTATTATTATTTCTATTTATTGTTAAATTATTTGTAGATAAATTATTACCAATATCTATTATTTTTATTCTCTGCCCATTATTAGGTGTACCTGGCAAGGTCACTTCAATAGTATTATTTGTTGTATCAACTAAGTATGCTTCAAAATCCGAAGATGTTGCAATACTAAAGTTTGTAGTTTTAGCACCGAGGTCTACAACCATTCCTCCGGTACCAGAATTATTACCAGTAGAACCTCCACCAGCAATAGTTTGTTTTGTTATAGCAGGTATTTTATTATATGTTTTAGGACTTGCAAAACCATTAAATAAATGAATAGGACTACCATCACCAGCATTAAATGCAGTTGCAATTCTTTCACCTACAACTTCAGACCAAAGTTGAATAGAATAATCATCATAATATCTTAAACTAACTACTCCTTGTATTGTACCTGCACCGCCTTGTCTCCAACCTGGAATAGTTCCACCACCAGCTTCAAAGTAATTTGTAGATGATGTATTAAATTGATAATCAGTACCAATAAAACTTTCATTAGTTTGATATCTAAATTTATTATGTATCTGGCCTTCAGCAGTACCAACTCCTGAAGAGGCACCAAGATAATTAGTTCCATACCAATCACCCTGAGCGGATTGATTAAAATTAATATTTATTTGTTCACCTGGTACAATAGACATAACACTCTTAATAACAGTATGAGATTTAACACCATTAATAATACCATCTTCTGCAAGATTTTCATCATGGGCAATTTCCCATATTGTATTAGCATTAGATATAGTTGGTACAGGGAATACAGCATTCGCCCAGCCAGAAAATTGTACCTTAAATGAATCTACTGTTAATGGAGTAATTGTTTTACCAATTGTCATTTCAGCACCACCAGTAGTATCTATTAATTCTAAATGACCATTATGTAAAAATCTAAGAACTAAAGGAGCATTACTAGCTACTGTATAATTACTTCCATTATTATAATCTTGAACTTCAGTATTACTAGCACCTACAAATTCAGTGTTTCCATTTAAAAAAGAAAATACTGTATCCCAATTACTATAATCTATAGCTCCAGTATTATATGTTTGAGGAGATGTATTATTTCCCCATATACCCATTCGCCATTGTTGCCCTGTAGACATATTAAAACTAAAATCATTACCTCTAGTTAATGGTTCACCCCAATAATAAGGTGCTTCATCCCATACAGTACTAGTTATTGATGTAGGAATAACTTCTTCATCAGCATTAATTCCGTATGATCTATACCAATTACTACCTGTAGATTCCAAAGCATTTGTAGTTTTTGTTGTAAATGAAGGATATTCATTACCTAAATGATCCGCCATAAAATGTATCTTTAATGGATCACCAGATTCAGGAACTAAAGTAGTAGCCATTAATGTATTATTAGCATAAAGTCTTAATTTATAATCAGTAGCAGAATAAACTAATCTCATTATAGAACCATCAGCAAATTGAGTTGAACCAGCTATATCTGTATTTTTAGAACTGTAACCACCGTTTGCATGTGTACTTGTATCTTCCATAAGATATTTAAAATAGAATCCAAATTTAGTAGACCAATTTGTCATTGCAGTTGAAAGTACACCTGCTGCTTGAGTTGTATCACCAGACCATACTCCAATAGACATATAATATTGTTGATTATTAGTTAAGTAATATTGTGTCCATCTGAATTCTTTACCAGGTTCAAGAGCCTCACCCCAATACATTGGATTATGAGAATACATTGCAAGATCAGTTATAGGAGTTGTAATTTCTTGATCTGATTTTGGTCCATAAGCTACATACCATTTATCATCTGTTTCAGATAATCTATCTAAATTAAAAGATCTATTAACAACATCTGGTATTTCAAGATTAGCACCACGATTAGCAAAGAATATATCTAAATCATTACCTGATTCTGCTACAATAGTTGAAGCTACTAAAGCATCATCAGCATAAAGTCTTAATTTATTATCTGCACAATATCTTAATCTAAAAACAGTTCCACTTGTAAATGTTGTACTTGCAGCAATATCAGTATTTTTAGAACTTCTTTCAGCATTATCTACATTACTAAAATCTGCCATTAATTCATCAATACAAAAAGAGAATTTAGTAGACCAGTTAGAAAGATCTGTTGCTGAACTTTGACCAGCTTGAGTAGGATCACCATCATAAATACCTATAGAATAATGAAAAGTCGTCTGAGCTGTCATATGAAATTGTGTCCATACAAATTCAAATCCTTTTTGTAATTTTTCTCCATAGTATAAAGGAGCATTACCAACTGTATAATTTGAAGTTTGAGGATCTGTTACTTCTACATCTGCATTTGTACCATAAGCAACATACCAATGTTGACCTGTTTGGTTTATAAAAGGAGTTGGATTAATTAAATCAGTAGCATCAATAGTAACTGTTGTAGCATCAGCATTAGTTAAAACTAAATCAGTTCCAACAATTGCACCACTTGATACAGAACTACCACCACCACTACTAATTGTAATAGTTTTAGTTGATCCTGTTCCACTAGCAGTTACACCAGAACCTACAAAGTTAATTGTAGATGCTGCTGTTGCTAAATCAACACCTTCATCTTGTATAGTAATTGATGTTCCACTAGCCGTTGAAGCAATTGTACCATCAGCAGCAATAGTAATATTACTACCAGCAGTTAAAGCAGCAACAACATTAGTTGTGTCAGTAACATCAGCATTTATTTCAATATTAGAAAGTTTAGTTTTTTCAGTATCTGTAAAAGCATTTGTATTAGCTTCAGCTTCATATGCAGTTTTAATTTGTGCTGCACTTATAGAACCTGTTTGACCAACAACACTTAAAACAGCATTTGTAGGAGTTGCTAATAATGTAAAGTCTGCCATAGTTCCAGCAGTACCACCATTATGCATATAAGATTCATTAAGATCAGTTCTAACAACAACATCACCTTCTTGTAATGAGAATCCTAATTGAATAGCTTCACTAACCGCTGTTCTTACACTTGTTAAAGCAATTGAACCAACATCAATAACATTACCTGTTATAGTTACATTTGTTCCTGCAGTTAATACTTGTGTTGATGGTTTATTAATTAAACTATTATAATCACCATCAAATAAAGTTGGCTTATTAGTTAAAGTGTTATAATTACCATCAAATAAAGTTGGTTGGTTAGTTAAAGTATTATAGTCACCATCAAATAAAACTGGTTTATTAGTTAAATCATTATAGCTACCACTAAAATTACTTGTTCCACCACCACCTCCAGCAGATTGGTTAACCCAATCATAGTCAGTACCATTCCAAGATAAAACTTGATTGGTTGCAGCTGTTGATAAGTTTAAATGATCATCAACATCTAAATTTCTGTAATATGTTATACCTAGTGGTACATTAATTAAATCATTATAATCACCAGTTTGTGCAACAGTATGATAAACAGGTACACCATTTAAATCACCATAAGCACCAGTTGATGCTACAGCAGCTAAAGTACCAGTTTGTATAAATGAACTAGCATGATAACCATCTAATTTATCAGCATTAATATTTAATGCATTAATATATGGTTGTGTTATCTTAGCATCTATATCAGCATCAGCTCTTGAACTTGTATAATATAAATTAGTTGAACCTTCAGGTATATTATTTGTAGTTTTTGTACTAAATCTTGTATCCCATAATGCATTAAAATCTGCGGAAGCTAATTTAGTATTAACCACATTTGTTAAATTAGTAGCAAAATTCGAATTATCATTTAATGCAGTAGCTAATTCTTCTAATGTATCTAAAGTACCAGGCGCTCCATTAATTAAATTTGCTATTGCAGTATCTGTATAAGATTGTAATGCTGGGCTAATTAAAGTTTCAATTTTAGTATTTAAATCAGTTAAAGTAATTTTAAATTCATTACCCGAACTATTTCTAGATAAAAATAATAAGTCATTATTATCTATAGAAGAAGTTACAGCATAAGAATCAATATCAAAAGAAGCTCCAGCAGCCCCAGTTAAACCTGTTGGACCCTGCGGACCAGTTGCCCCAACAGATCCTGATGGACCTTGGGCTCCAGCTGTTCCTGCAATACCTTGTGGTCCGGTTAAACCTATTGAACCAGTTGGACCAGTATTACCTGTATCACCTTTTATTCCTTGAGAACCTACAGGACCTTGTACACCCTGTGCACCATCTGCTCCTGCATCACCTTTTATTCCTTGAGTACCAGTTGGTCCTTGTGGACCGATTGCACCAGTATCACCTTTTAATCCTGCAGGACCTTGTGGACCAGTTGCACCCGCAGGACCTTGTGGTCCCTGTGCTCCAGGTTTATTTGTACCTACATTAAGATTAATTTTATTATTATCAGTAATTTTTATTGTCATGTCAATTCCTTATTGCGGTTGATATCTTATTACAAATAAGAACCTTATTGATTTAATTTCTTCACCATTTGCCCATTGTAACTTCATAGCAACAATATAAGGGCTTGTAGTATCTGGTGAAGCATTAAATACATGTCCACCATTATTAAAGTCTGATAATAAAGTATTTGGTACCTTAAGATCAAATGATCCTTGAGTTGCGTTTCTAATTAAACTTGTTGAATTATAATTTACAACAGTTGCATTAGGATCCTTAGTTAATGAATTAATAGTTATACTACTTCTTCCTTCAGTAACATCTGCTGTAAACAGTTCTGTAGCTAAAGTAAATGTTGCTGCAGTTGAATAGTCAATATTTTCATCTCCACTAACATTTAAAAGGAATTGATTGCCTTGTAAAACTTCTCTAGCGATAACTTGATCTGCTCCGCCAAGGAAGTGTCTTATATTTGATATTCTCATTTTTTTCTCCAATAGGGTTATGAGTTTAATATATAACTATGGCTATATATCATTTTCGTTAATTATTAGTTAATATCCAACCGTTACCAGTTAAGAATATAAACTCTGTACCAGCTCTATTAGTATTTATATTATAGTTATTACTAGAGCCTTGTATATTTTTTGAATTACCATCTATAATAATATTATTAGTTGAAGCATTATCTCCAACATCTATTATTTTAATTATGTCTCCATCATCAGGAGTTGCGGGTAAAGTTATTGTTACCGTATTATTTGTTGTATCTATAAAATAACCTTGCCAATAAGCTTGATTAGTTATAGAAAAATCATTTAATTTAATTGTATTATCCCAAGTACCAGTATGTGCTTTAACTGCATCAGCCGGTAATGTAACAGTCTTACCAGTAAAATCTACAACTTGTGCTAATTGATTAGTACCAACAGCATTATTTTGTATTTGATTACTACCAACAGCATTATTTTGAATTGAGTTTTGACTTACTGCATTATTTCCAACATTAGTTGAAGCATTAGCAGGCGTCCAAGCACCAACATTTAAACCTGTTGAATAACCACCTCTTGCAAAATCATTATAACCTCTTATCCAAATATATAAATCAGTTGTAGTTGGTATATTACTTAAAGTAACTGCTTGAGTTGTATTAGCAGCAAAACTACTTCCAGGTGCAGCAAAAATATTACTAACTTTTTTCTCACCTGTAGCACCTTCTGAATAATAAACTTCTACACCTTCCATATTACTTGATGAAGGAGTAGTAAAATTTATAACCATATTTGGTATTGATGCAAGTGGATTAGCACTTGCTAAAGTTAAATTTGTTACAACACCAATATTACTATAATTTTGTGCATTTAAAGTAGGTGCATCAGCTTTTTGAGTTAATGTTCCTACAGTATAATCACTTTCATTATAAGCTTGTGCAGTTATATAATAACCTTGTAAACCACCATCAAGTTCAACTTCAGAAATACTATTAACTCTAAATTTAGAACCATTATCAAAATCTTGAATTTGACTTGTTGTACCTATAAATGTTGTATTATGAATATTATTTACTGTTTTAATAATTATATTAGTATCAAAATTTCCATTAAATATTATAGAGTTAATATGAAATTGAAATTGACCACTAAATTCACCACCAACATATCCTTCAACAAAAGTAACTAATGAAAATATTTCACCTAATTTATTATTTTGATCTATTTGATATTTACTTAATGTTCCTGAACGATCATAAAATTGACCATTAATACATTCTTTAAAATAAGTTAATAAATCATCAAATTTAACTATTGTATTAGGCACAAAATAATGTGCTGGAGTATCATCTGAATATTTAACATCTATATTTTGTGCATTACAAAACATTTTATATTCACCAATAGTAGCAGTAGATGGTAAAGAACTTTGTGCATTAACATAAGTATGTGTTAAAATAGCATTTTGACTTAAGTCATAATATGTTCCATTAACTTCTATAACATCATTAAATTGTAATTCAGCAGCTCTTGTATCAGTTCTAAAAGAAATAATTTTATTACTTCTAGATTTATTCATTAATACACTGCCCATTCTTTGAGCCTCAACATTAGTATTTAAAAACTTTAAAGATATGTCTTTAGCTAATTCAGGCTCATTAAAATATGTATTATCATAATTTAAAAATACTTGATCATCTTGATAGTTTTCTGATTTAGCTTTAAATTTTAAAGTCATTTCATTTAAAGTAGAATTAAAACCATCATTAACCATAGTAACATCACCATAAATATTAGTATGATCAAATACCTTTTTAACTGTATCAGGTTTATCTGACATCATTTGAAACTTACCTAAAGTATAACTAAATATAGATTGTGAATTAACAACTAAATCTGAAATATTTAAATCTTTATCATCACCTGTATTAGCATAACCATTTGTTTTATATCTTTTACTTGTTACTGAAGCACCAGCTGGGTCATTATGTGTTACTGATTCATTACAAAATACTTTATGATTATAAAATGTAGATAAATCAAGATCACTATCATTTATAGATTGACCACAACCATAAACATAACTTGTTAAATAATCTATTAAACATTCAGGTGGACTTTGTGAATAGCTACCTGAATTATATGCTTTAAGACTTATTGGTACAGGTGCTGTAAAATATTGTTGTCCTGGTTCATATTCAAATGTTGGTTCAACTCCGTTTGAATCTGCAACATGATAATCCATTCTTTTTCTTCTTACACCTAAATCTTCTAAATAACCTATTCCTATAGGTAAATAGCCATAAGGATTCCAAGGTTGTTCTTTAAAATAATGATCCCAACCAATTAATATATCTGTAAATTTTTCAGTAAAACCCGCTTCTAAATCATCTACATACCAATCTGAAAAATTAGCTGTTATTAAAGGCATATAATAATTTTGAGTAGCACCATTAAGAGTATATGTATATTTTATCCAAACTCTAAAACTATCTTCATAATCATATTCAGCATAAGATTGAGAATAACCATACCCCTCATTTTTAATATTTAAACCATTAATAATTCGTTTTCCATCATCTGGAACTGGTGGTGTAAATGTAACATAATTTCCTGTAGCAAAATCTAAATATTGTTCACCTGGTTGTACAAAATCAAATTCTACTTCTGCATCTTCACCATAGCCCATATCAGCTGCACCCATTGTACCATCTTTATAATCCTGAATAGTCCAACCACTAAATTCATTATTAAGATCTAAAATTTCGTATGTTCCTCCAGGTACTACTAAATCTTGAGGCAATCTTCCATTATCATTATAATCCTCATCATTGTAAGAATAGCCAACAATACTATGAGCAGTCTCCTGATACTGATCCCATGTTAGCGCAGGAGTAAACTGACCAGGATTAGAAATACCACCATTTAATTTACCTGGTGTAGCTTGAACACCACCAAAAGTTAAATCATAATGTAGTTTTCTAACTATTTTACCTTCAATTTCAAAACCTAATTTACTTGTTAAACCTGTAACTTGTTTCTCTCTATCATATTTTAATTCACAATACACATAAGCAACATCAGGCATAGTTCTATTTTCTGCACCTGTAGCCCACTTAGTACTAAATGCTTCCATTTGTGCGCATCTACCACCATGAGGATATCTAAAAACAGAAAAAGAATCTTTTAACCAATCATCATGAGTTCCGTCTTGGTGTATAGCATCTATAACATTTGAACCTTCTATAGTAGCTACAACATCTTCATATTCATTATATATATCATCACTATCAAATACTAATTTATAATCTTCCCACCAAACTGATTTTATAGCTTGGATAGGTCCTTCACATAAAGCAATCATAAAAGCCATTGTTTGGTTATCAGATGATATATCAGCAAATATAATTGAACCGTGTACTTTATCCTCTCCATATACAACCGGTAATTTATTTGATGGATCTGATGGAATTCTTTGTTTGACACCAGGGTCTGGAGCTGAACCACCATTAGCCGACGCGGCTCCAGGAGGAGCTTCAGGACCAAATAATTTTTGTGTAATAAAAGAAACAGCCATTGAAAGAGCAAATCTTATAATTGCTCCTTGGATATTATTTGCTACTACAGCACTAATAATTGGTGCAGCTGCTGCCATAATTTATCTCCATTCATAAGTTCTTTCAGCAAGTGTGTAACCTAATTTTTCAAATTTAATATTTGTTTTGTTAGGTAAACAAGCCATAATAACTCTGTCAATTTTGTTTTGTTGTTTTAATTTTGTATATTCTTCTTTGTATAGTTTATGCATTCTATAAAATGCTGAACTATTTCTTTTATCTTTATGTACCCAAGTAACAATAGTTACAAGTTCTTGCATAGCAGTAAAAATATTATTATTTAATAAGCCCATTAGGCAGCCAATAATTTTATTATTTTCTTCAGCAACAACAATCATTCCTTTATCAAAACATAAATTAATTAAATTCTTGTAGTACTCATCAGTTACAATTAATCCTTTTATTGAAAATTCAGGAAACTCTTTAACTGCTTGTACTATTTCTTTTATACCATCTTGTGTATCATTTTTATTCGCCATTCTTATTTTCATATTATATATATCCTTATATTTATTCTTTACCAAATTTAGGATTAAATGTAACCATAGCAGCTACAAATTCCATTGACCTATCTCCGGCTGAAACTCTTTTAAATGAACTATCAGATGTATATCTACCATTAGTACTACCAATAATAGTTGATAATATATTTTTACACTCTAATGATATTTTAACTTTACCAAGCTCTTGGCTTTCTTCATCAACAGAATGTGAATGAATAACACCTTTCCATTTTATATATGTACCAACAGTAGCTTTTGTATCCATTTCACTTAATAAAGTATCTTGATCATTAATCCAACCTTGATAAATAGTTACAACACCACCAATACCATTATACTTTTTTAAAATAGGAATAATTGTATTTGGTACACCATTTAATACAATAGTAATTTGATTAGTTTTAACATCTTTAGTTTCTTCAACAGCAGTTAAATCTAAAATACCTGCTGAAGGATATGTTTTAACTTCACCATAACCATCTAAAGTTTCTGTTATTATTCTTGAAGATGTATTTAAAAATAAAGCATTTTTAACGTTAGTATCTGGTTGTATAACAACAAATTGAATTGGATATCCACCTTCGGCTTCAAGATAATTATTACTAATTGCTCGAACCATTATAATACCTCCGCAAATTTAAATGTATCATATTTATATAAATTTTCTGTTTCATCTTTAGGTACAATAGTTACAGATGGTTTATTTGTTAACATTAATTTCATATTAACATCTGCACCCATAAGTATATTAACATTACTATAACTAACACTTGAAGGACTAACATTTGTTATTTCAAAGAAAACTTTATTAGATGTAGATGATGCATCATTTGCATGAGTATAAATTTCTTTATCAGTATAATTAGTTGAATCAAAAGTTGTAATACCATTATTATTAATAGTAGCTATTTCAAATGTAAAATCATCAGCTTCAATATTATCCATATCATCATCACTAATAGTTATTTCATCACCAACTCTTACATTTGTACTTGGTGTATTAACAACAACTGATGTAATAGCTCCAGTTGAATCTACATCTATATCAAATGTACCAACAGTGCTTAAAGGATTATCACTTGTACCTGGAACATTTGTATGAGTAGTTTCTGTTCTAAGAGAATCAGCAGCTGAAAAAGTACCTACAGTAGCTATTGTTCCTTCTTCCGCAGTTACAAAATTAATTGTTGTTGTGGATCCTGAAGTATTAACTGATTGTATTCTTCTTGTATTTGCTAATTGAGGTGCATCAACTAATGTATTTATATAACCACCAGCAGTATATGTACCAGAAGCATTTTCAATTGTAATACCATTAGTAATTACAGTTGCAACTTCATCTCCTGTTAAATTAATAGGATTATAATTTACAGGATCTGTACCAGTTGGTGTTGTATATTCTAAAGAACAACCTTCATAATCTAAACCCCATGTAATTTCAAAATAACCAACATGATCAGCTAAAGTTT